TAGAGCTTATGCGTAAGCAACATGGGCAGAAAGGTGTGACCAAGATGGGAGTGAAATATAAGAATGGATATAACCGTTTATCCGGGTCACCAGAAACGGCAATTTTGAACACGATTCTCAACGCGTTCATGGCATATGTTTGTTTGCGAGAGGCAGGTTTTGACCCTGAGGAAGCATATGCAAAACTGGGAATATATGGAGGAGATGATGGGTTGACGCCAGATGTTGATCCTAAACTCTATACGGAGGTGTGTGCACGTTTTGGACACGTGCTGGAGGCTGAAGTTATTCAGAAGGGCAAAGGAGGGGTTTCATTCCTCTCACGTATGTACTCTCCCAGTGTATGGTACGGCTCACCTCATAGTTGCGCAGATATAGCTCGCGCAGCCTCAAAGATTCATGTTTCACCGGCTAGTGACGTTAAACCCGTGGACAAATTGTTTGAGAAATGTTACGCTCTGTCATTGACAGATTCGAACACACCTATTATTGGCCCGTTTGTCCAACGGGTTGTTGAAGTCTCAGGAAAGGGTCCAGATGATTTCACAAACACTATGCATATCTGGGGAGCTGAAGTCGAAAAGGACGAACAGTATCCTAATGATAACCATGATGATTGGATGCACACTATACTTGTGCAACAGAAACTGGAAGGCTTTGATGCGATGCGCTGTCAAATGTGGTTAAACAATTGTACCACTTTGGAACAGCTACTTTGCTGCCCAGAATTCATGGATCCCCAAGGTATCAAGTTGGCTAGTGCCCCACTAAAAATAAATGGTGAATTTTATCCAAAAGAAGAGGATTTTGATGCAATAATTGCAGCGGCAAAGGCCAGAAAGGAAGCGAGGGACGCCTCGCTCAATAACCCCCTTTTTGAACCCTTAACCCCGATTTTTCATGCAGATCCAACCGACATGGCACCAACAAACAAGTCAACTACACCACCCCCACCCTACGGCAAGTACGGAGCCAAACCTCGATCTCGACATGATGTTCCAATCATACCCCGAGGAGCTACCACTAATTTGGGAAACATTACCTCCAACACCGGAACCACTGGAAATAGTGGATCTGATGGACGACGACCAGGCTCAAATGCTGGTCCAAGCCCAGCTGGATCTAGTGCAACCAATGCCGCAGGAACTACAGACCCGGCTTTGGCAGCGGGTCCCAAATCAACCAGTACTGGAGTTCATGGGAATAGACCAGCACGGAAACAGGCTCTTCAAGATGGGCGTGCAACCAGTGCTGTGCCTTGCAAGTTTGGAGACACCTGTAAATATAAATTCAGATGCACTTACAAACATGGACCAGTATCTGTTTCAGGAAACACAACCTACATTAAACCTGTCCCTTTGAGTGTTCCAGCTCAACTAGCGTGTCATGCAGTCCTTGCAGCAATGAAACAATTTGCTGGGAT